CTCGGAAGCCCACTCTAGGCATGGCTTGTTGGAAGAACCATCGAATACCACTTCGATGGACGAGCTTCCGCAAAGTCATCAGACAGATCCCGGCCCCTAAGGGTCTGGACCTACATCCTAGAGTTGCCAGGTTGCTGGCGTGTGTTGGAGACCCTTTGAACCCCCACTCCGACACCGTGAAGAAATTCTACTCAGCCCTGCGCACAGGTTGGATCTTAGCAAATGGAAGTCCCTCCGACTTCCACCGACCGCGAAACCGACACCTATGGCTAAGCTTCGTGTCATTCCTTACGGATCTGGTCTCTTCAGGGCAACCGGCCCTGAAGAGCCACGCCCACCGCTGGCGCGAAACAGCACTACTTGAATCCTCCATTCGGAAGTTCCAAGCAAGCACCGTCACCCGCGCCGTCGGGTGGACAGTAGCCGAAGAAAAGATTCAAAGGGCAAAGGAAGAGGCAATCGCGAGGTGGACAAAACCTAGGCCTGTTGATCGAGCTCTGCTCGCCGAAATTACTCGGTACATCGACAGGCTGCCGTTTTCGCCACCCCGCAGGGAGGCCCAACCCGTCCTACCCAATGACCATGCATGTATCGGCTTCCCCCGGAAATCCGGTGGGCAAGCCGCCGCTGCACAGAAGCTGGCGTATGACGAGATTGAGAGGGAGTATCAGATGGCACGTGATCGTTTCACACGGGCTGCTTCCGGTACCTACGCGGAGGCGGCCGGATGGGTGGACCATTCCAACGTTGTGAGTCACCTACAGTCGGTGACCCTCCAACAGAGGGAAATCTCCACGTCCGGACCGACGCCAACGGAGGTCCTAGAAGCAGCTCGTGAGAAGTTCCTACGTGAGTCTGACTCCCTGCCATCGATCGAAGTCGTCCCCCTAGCAGAGCTAGGAGGGAAGATTCGAGTGGTGACCCTCCATTCTGTTGAGGAAGTAATGCTCGCTCGGAATGTCACCTCCCAGTGGCTAGGCCAACTGCGGAGAGTGATCACAACGAGAGACATACTGAAGGACCGGCCGGTGGTTATTGAGACTACGGAAGATGGGGACATCTTCTCCGCAGACCTAACGGCGTCAACTGACTACATCTCACACGAAGTGGCGCAGCACATAGCTACGTTACTGTACGAGAGAGTCGGGGCACCATGCAACCTAAGCTCACTCCTTCGGATGTTCGGACCACACGTGCTCCCCGATGGAACCCGCACCTGCAGCGGGATCCACATGGGGCTAGGTCCCACATGGGTGATCCTATCACTCCTCAACGGATTTGCCGCGTGGTACGCAGGGGCGCACAAGGACGACCACCGTGTGTGTGGAGACGACCTCGTTGGCATCTGGCGTAAGCCAGTTGCCGACAAGTACGTCGAAACACTCGAACGACTAGGTGTAGTGGTCAACTACTCAAAATCATTCTACACGGAGGCCGGCGTCTTCTGCGAAATGCTCGTCTTGCGGACAGGAGCTGGGTCAGCCAGGGCCTACAAAGTAGGACACCTGAGCCAGGCCAGCGCCGCAAGAGTCATCGCAGGTCGCACAAGAGAACGCCTCTGCGTAGCTGATGGACTGTGGTCCGAAAACCACATCCCTGTCCTCAGCCGTGAGACAGCCAAAAGTCTCACACCACGCGTGCGCGATGGTGGTCCATTGCGCCTAGGGGGAAATGGGCGAAAACTCGCCTCCCGAAAGCAGCTTGAAGCTGCTCTCAGGCTCGGTGCCGTCGGGTTGGTGAGACCCGCGTACCGACTTCCCAAAGGCGCCGTAGCCAGGTTGCGTGAAGCAGAGGGGGAGTCCGGTGACGTTCCAGTCACCGATCTCCTCATTTCCGCCACAACCCGCCTACGCCTCAGAGATAACTTCCGTGGAAAGAAGTCACTCCAGGCACGGACCGTCACTAGCAAAGATTTCCTTAAAGAAACTGGAGCCCGAAGGCGTGGGTTTCGTGGAACTAAGGAGTCACTGCTAGCTGCCATCGCTGCCTCTTCCCTAAGAAGCCGGGACCGGAAGACTGCCGCTTGGCTAGTCCACCGCCCCCAGCTAATCTCCAACACCGGAAGGTCAAAATGGTTGCAGAGAACGATCCTCAGGCCCCGTGCACAACGCTATGTGCCACGGGACGTCGCGACCGCCTGGCTACAATCCATCTCTCCAGTCCGCTGGGAGTTGGGCCCGAAACAGCAAGTGCCGTAACGGG